CGTCCTCCATCACAAAGACGGGGGCACAATGGCCCCCGCTTTCAGTTTAACTGAGCAAGGGAGGAGAAGCTCAGTAGTGGTCGGCCTTGCCGCGCGGCGTGCCGGAAGCAGCGGTCGAGAACACGCCACCGCCATTCTTGCGCGGCTTACGGCCCATGTGAGCCTTGGACATGACGCCTTCTGACTTCATGTCGGCGTGCTTGGCAACCTTGCCGCCCTTCTTGAAGCCGTTGGTGCCCTGCATCGCTTCGGATGCAACCGACGAATCACCGCCCGCGTAAGCTGTATGCTTCATCGCGCCGGTCTTGGGAGCCTTGCCCTTCATGGTCTCTCTCCGTTAGGCAGTCAGGTTTGCGGCCTGAAGATAGGTGACAGTGATGATGCCCGAGCCCGTTCCCGTGTTGGTCGAGAGAACGTAAATCTGGTCATCGACGGTGCCGGAATCCTTCCAGTTGCCGACGCGCGTGGCGTTGTCACCGGGAATGATGTCCTTGATGCCGAGCGTGGTGGATAGGTCGTTGTCAGCAGCGACGGCAAGCTGCGTGGCAGTTGCGTTGATGCCGACGTTGACCGTCTGAGCAGCGCCCGACCAAGCAGCGGTCTTCAGGATCGAAATCGAGAGAATCTGGCTGTTCGCCGGGATCACGATGTCCGTCTTGTACAGACCAGCGGTGGCGACGTTGGTGGCCTGATTGACGATTGCGGACTGCGCCATGACGACGAAGCCAACGTTCCTGATCGAGCCAACGGTCGTCCCGGTCGTGTTCAGGACATCACCCGCCTTGATAGGGCCGGTAAATGTAGTCGTACCCATGTGGGCCTCCTGCACGATGTATTCGTACCGTCTGTGCAGCGTCCGCTAGGGCGGTCGGTACGAACAAATGTCCCTAGATGAAGCAGAGGGCAAGTATTACCCTGCCCTCTGCATGGCCTACATTAGGACGGGAACGATCCGAAGATCGAACGCCAGTTGTAGTAACCGAACGAATACCGCTCGTAACCCTTCACGAGAAGGTTGTCTGTCACGAAGTCGACCTGCATGTCAGTTTCAAACTTGACACGCTCCATGTAGGAGAGGCCGTCGATGTTCGTGAGCAGGAACCAAGCCGTGGGCGAAGTCAGGTAGTCGTTGACCATGTAACCCTCCGGGAGGCCCCCGGCGGTCATCATAATCGCATTGACGTCGTTATCTGCCGTGCCGGGACGCAGTTCCGTCTTCGTCAGACGGATCGCGGTGGGTTCCAGCGCGGGCGGGACAACCAGACGACGACCACGGGCAAAGACCTTCAGGCCCGCCTGATCCTTGAAGTTGGTACGGATGCTGATCATCGCGTTCAACAGGGTGGCCTCGTTGAGGTCCACGTCCGTCGCCGGACGGTTGGCAACCGTGCCACCGTCAATCGGGTGGCTCGTCGAAATCAGCGCAACACCGTCACCGCCGACCGACGCATTGTACGTCGTCGCCGTGTTCAGGACGTTCGCGCCATAGATTTCCTTGGTCTGCTGGAAGGACTCGATCAGGCCAAGGTTCGACGGGGCGAACTGCGTCTTGTACAGGTTGTCGTCAATCGCCTTACGGGTGATAGCGTACCCGAGAGCGATTTCCGTGTGCTCCTGATTGTAGACGTAACGCTCGCCGGCGTTGTTGTCGAAAGCAGTCTGACCACCTTCAGTCTTCAACTGAGCCAGACCGAGGAAGCGCATTTCAGCGGTGCGCTCCAGAGCCATCTTGGACTCATGCTTCGTGAAGATTTTGTCGTACTGCGAGGGGATCTGCTCGTACTTGCCTTCGATGCCACGAAGGCCCGGAAGGAGCAGATCCTTAATGGCAGAAAGATTGACAGCCATGGTTCCCTACTCCCGTTAGATGCCGGTCAACTGCTTGGTCGAGACGTTGTTGAACGCCACGATCACGTAGTTGTAGCCCGAGGTGATGTCGGTGCCGTTCGCCCCCGGAGGAGACTGAACAAGGCCGACGATGCGGAACGGCAGGGTGTTGGTCGTGTTGATCGTGGTGCGATCAACGGTCGCACCGGAAATGCCGGAGGCGGTGTTACCCGTGCCCATGGCGAAACCGATGTTCGCGTTGACGCCGTCCTGACCGATGGCCGTCGCGCTGTTGTTCTGAACGACGAACTTCGCGTTCGGGTCGTTCACGATATAAGCGGTGACGGTCTGGCTCGACGCGACGTCAGAACCGGGCCAGTAGTTCGACCAGACGGTGCGCTTCTGCGAGACCGACAGGTACTGACAGCCGACGAAGATGCCGGCGACCTGAACGGTGTTGTCCGAAGCGCGAACGACCTGACCATTGGCATCCGGGGCAACCGGATCGCCGAAGAACGTCGCAGTGGCATTGTAGGCCATCTGCACTTCGACCTGTTCGTAGGTCGGGGCAGAGCCGTTGCCGCTATACTGACGGAAACCGAAAGGCGCGTTCGTGTTCGCCATGACGGTGCCTCCTTTTCAGGAAGTCCTGTCATCGCTCAACGGGGCGATTAAGGGACCGGAACAGACGGTGCTTCCGCAACGGGGGAAGCCGCCCTCACGAGGGCTTGGCATGAAAATAGATGACATCCTGCCAAATGTAAAGTTGGCATGGCACGAACGGAAAAGGGCCACCTTTTAGAGTGGCCCTCCCCGGTATTCAGTCCTTCGGAACAGGAACGGGCTCGTAGCCCTTGCTGATCTTCGGGCGAGCTTGCGGATGGTTGCGCTCAAACTGGCCATCGGGAGCCGCCGAAAGCTGATCTTCCTTGGCGCGCACCTGACCACGGGCACGACGAAGCTCGATTTCGCGGGCTTCCTGCGTGATCACCTCGGGGCGCTGCATGAGAACCATGCCTTTGCGCTCGATGATGGGGTTGGTGGCGTTGTGCGGCATCATTTCGGGGTGACGAGCGGTCGGAACCGCTTCCCAACCCACGCGCGCCAGATGCGTAAGGTACGCCGGGTCTTCCTGACCCATGATCGTGCGGCGCTTCCATTCGTAGGTCCACCCGTCCGGCGCACGGGGAGCGGCGAACTCATCGATGCCGTCATCCATGTCGCCGCCAAGGTGGCCGCGAATTTCAGCCGCACGCCGCGCCGCTTCGGCGCGCGAATCAGCTTCCCGCATGGGCGCACGCATCGGGGGACGCTCGATGACCGTCGCCGTGACAGGTTCCGCCGTAGCGGCACGACCCAGATCATCAAGGGCTTCGTCCATTATTTCGGTCATGCTTTTGGTGGCCTTTGCAGGGCGACCACGACGCTTGAACGTGTTCATGTCTCATATCCTCAGTTCATGCTCTTGCGCTTTTCTTCGCGCACCATTTGCTCGTAGTACTCTTTCGGGGAAAGGCCGCTAATCTTGGCAGCCTCGACTTGATCGGCATTAAGCCGAATGGTGCCCGGACGTGAACCCGAACTGGTCGGGGCAGCACGGGAAACCGGAGCCGCCGGGGGCGCAGAACGACGCTGAACTGGAGCGGCAGCAGACGAGAAGGCAGACTCTTCTTCCTGAGCGTAGCGAGACGGCTCGGAACCGATGTTCAGCCGCTTCTCCACGAACCTGAAGTACTCGTCGCTCTCAGGGATCATGCCATGATCGACCGCGTCCTCGTGAGCGCGCCGCATGATCCGCACGTTGCGGCCATCCAGCAGCGAATCACGATTACGACGGAGCCATTCAGCGGACCGCGGCGTGACATTGTTGATCAGCACGTCCACCTCGTACTGTGGAGCCTGTTCGGGCATCCGGTTCTGAGGCTTGTTCTGCATTTCACGGAAACCATGCTCAAGCTGCATGAGTTCCGCCTCGTTGCGGGACATCTTCAACTGGATGTCAGCGGCAACGTCGTAGTCGCCGATGGACATGACCTCACGAAGCTGCGCCTTCAGGACATCCTGATCGCGCTTGAGCGACGTGATGGCGTTGTTGACCAGCGCCCGCTCGTTGCTTTCGACCTCCGTGTAGGCACGGAAAGCCTGTTCCTGCGCTTCTCTGGCGCGCTTCTCAGCGTCGAGGCGGGCTGCGCGCTCCTCCTCAAGGCGAGCCTTCAGAGAATCGATGCCCTCTTCGGTCGGGACTTCACGCTCCTTGGAAGAGGCGGCTTCCCGAGCCTTGGGCTGCTCTTCAACCACAACCTCGACCTCATCGGCCTTGGTTTCGGGTTGCGCGCCATCGGCGATATCAAACTCGAACTGTTCGTCCTTCTTGGACATGGATTATCCTCACCAAACCTGATCAGGGTGCGCGATCCGACCCTTGATGTTCATGTCATCGATCATGCGGCACAGGACGTTGTTGACGGTGATGCTCCACCCATCGGACGGGCGAAACACGATCCAGTCGCCTTCTTTGATGTCGGTGCCGACGAACCACTCGCCCGAGCTATCAACGAACGCGGACGGTCCTTTCTTGAGAACGAGGCCCACCTTCGACTGAAAGCGGTCTTCGTCCGTCGTCTTATCGGTCAGATAGATGCCCGATTTCGTCTTCTGAGGGCGGATGTAGACCGCGACCAGAAGCTGATTGTTGAAGACCTCGACGCTCGCCAGATCGCCCAATTCGGCAATCAGCTTCGCAGCCGGATCGTCAGCGTGTTCCATCTTCATGAATGGCATGATTGTCCCCTTACTCCTTGCCATTGGATATGGCTTCCGCCTCCTCACATAGCTCCAAGGCCATGCGAAGCCCTTCGACCTTACCTACTTGGTGTCGGTACGCGGCATAATCAAAGCCGTCGATGAGGTAGGCCGTTGTCAGATAGTCCTTGATCCGTTCGATTTCTGCGTTGAGTAGCTTTTCAAGCTCGTACTTGTAGTAAGCGTTGTAGGTCAGTGCCATGGCATCCCCCGAGCCATCCCCCCAATGTGATAAGAGGGACGGGAGC